CAATCTTCTCTGCATACTCTTTTTGAGCGGTCTTTGTCAATGCAGTCGTTCCATTTGTTATCAAATTAGCTGTTTCACTCATCATGTTTTTTCTTTAAAAGTTATACATATTTTCTATTTAACACATTGTCATTTTTTGTCATTACTAGGACGAGATTTGGTGTACTCCGTGAATGCCATCTTTAGTATCTCGTAATTGAGGTACCATACGAATACAAGTGGCAATACTGGAATTAGGTCTAGACCTAAGTTCCAGATTTGCACGATTACCACGACAGTGCACAATAGGAAAGTGATTACGCTGCATGCGAGCATAAAGCCTGCGAGCAATGCATCTATTCTAGAGTTTTGTTTTTCCATCTTTCTCTCGTTTGGATTGATTAAACATCTTATTTGCATCTACAAAATTACGCAAAAATAACCATATAAGCAAATTTATAGGGCAAAAATATAATCTTTATTGCAACTTTTTATTATATCCCAATCTTTTTTGAACGAGGCTGTCAAATAAACTGTGTCGGTGCTAAGCCAATAAAAGAATAACCTAGCTGTTATTTATAACAGCGAAAAACCGATTAGCACATGACACAAGAAGAGAATCTATTGCCAGCACAAATCCAGTCAAAATGTTAATCATGTCTATTGATTTGTCGAAATCTCCAAACAATAAAATGCTGGAAATGCGATTTATATAAAGAAAAGCGGAACTCGTTGAAATTAGCTTTTTTTTGATTAAAGTTTAAAAAAAGTCATATTATTTTTGCAATAGTTGTTTGTCCGATTGGTAAATCCGTGTTGATGAATAAGTACAACAAATATACGGCTGTTTCAGTAACGGTATGAGAGTTCATACCATTAAAACGTGCATGTTTTCTTATCTCATGGAGTATAATCACTATTTGTGTGATTCTTGTATAATTTTTTATTAATATAATCATAACATTTTCTAAATTAACTCTAATTCTTATGACAAAGTATCTATTGCGTTCCTGCACGACAGTGCTAGTGGCACTATTTGCGAGCGGCTATGCTCAGGCGACGACGATAGGTGACGTCATCACTGATGCAACAGTCCTCAATAAAATCACAGAACAGGGACTGGCATCGACGACCGATGTCACCGATGTCACTACCCTAGACATTAGCAATTGCGCACTGACTACCGCGACGTGGCTCAGTAACTTTACCAATCTGACTAAGCTAGTAGCAGCACAGAATGATTTGCAGTATGTTGACTTATCTAACAACACCCTATTGACCTATCTTGACTTGAGTGGTAACGATGACCTTGTCGGCTTCCGCAGCTACGCTGCAAGTTCAACTTACCACAACATTGTACTTGCCAATGGGGTGCCCTTGACCTATCTTGACTTGTCAGATTGTAATATTGGTTATTTTCAAACATTAGCTAATTCTACTGGCTATGGAGTAACAACGCTGACCCACCTCAACCTTGCCAACAACACGGCATTAGATGGCTGGTCATCAGGCATCACAGCGCAAACTGGACTGGTTTATTGCAACCTATCCAATACAGGCCAAACCACGAGCAGTGTAGCATTCACAGCGAATTTCACTGCGTTGGACACATTGATTCTATCCAACAACAGCAACTTTGGTTACAGTACGACATTCAAGTATTTAAGCGGACTCACTTATTTGGATATCAGCGGTTGTGACATCTACTTCCGCTCCAATTATCTGTTGTCGTACCTCACGCCCACCAACAACCCCAATCTGGAGACTCTCATTTGCAGCAACTCTGGCTTAGCAAGTTACACTGAGGGGCTTGACAACTTTACCAAACTAAAATATGTGGATGTTTCAAACAATCCCAAGATGACCCAATTCTGGGTAAATGGCAGTCCGCTGCTTGAACAGCTCATCATCAACGGCAACGCAGCAATGACTTACTTGAAACTCAACGAGGACGATTTGCCACGCAACACTTTCACCATTACTGGCGGTGCCGACTGCACAGCACTCACTAGCTTGTACCTCAACGGCAACAAATATAGTGACATCAAGGAGGCAACCGATGACTACACATCTGATTGGGCATTGAGTAGCATCAAGTTCCTATATTTGGAGAACAACCAACTGAATGGCACGCTTGCCGCAGATGACATACCTTCATCGCTCACAGGGCTTGATATTGGCAACAATAACTTCACAAGCCTCAACATTGAGAGTTTGCCATCAACGCTCACAGCTCTAATGGTTGGTCCCAACGAGAACATCACAAGTTTGGAGATGCACTACAACCCAGGCATCACACAGACCACTTCGTCTACCACCATGAGTGACGGTAGCGGTCTGTATCTGCTGGGATGTACCAACCTAAACTATCTGGACATCAGCGGCACTGCCGATCAAGCCAACTGTTTCACTCGCATCGGCAACAACAACTCATTGCAGAACGTGCCCATCAAGACCATCAAGGCCGCCTACAACAAGTTTACAACCTTCCGCAACCTGACGGCAACCGCCTCTAGTTCGGAAAAATGCTATCGTTGGTATTGGAAAAACAAAGGAGAATCGGCACAAAGTAGCTCTTATGACTCGATGGTCTGGCCTGCCAGTGCTGCACAAGCCGATTCAGCATCACTTGAAGATCTCACTCAATTGGAATATCTAGACGTGAGTCACAACCAATTGTCAGACTCGGTTTATCTGTACTGTAACACCGAGTTAAAATATCTGGACGTGAGCCATAACCGCAAGATTGTTGACTGTGGTTCCCATGCTAGCAAGAAAGCCACCATTACTGGCACAACCTCAGCATACAAGGATTACAAGAAATATTTGTGGATGTCAGGTTCAAGCGATTGTGTTGAGCCTTACACAGGTGACTACAACGACACTACTGGTCTGTACATCCTGGACTTGAGCAAAAATCACAAACTAGAATATCTTGACATCAGCTACACAGGCATCGAGCATACGGCATTGACTCACATCTTTGTGAACAATGCCAGATATGTGTGGATTCAAAACTGTGATTCTCTCAAGTACTTCTATGCCGATTACAATGGCATGCGCTCACTGGGCGTGAGCACCCCCAACGGACACAATCACAATGGTCTCACCAAGCTAGAGCGCCTGTCTGCTATCGGTATGCGCGGAGCCGACCAAGGTATCATGCAGGGTTCCATCAATTTGCATGGTGACGTGAACACAAGGCTACACTATGTCAACCTTTCCTATAGTGACTATGATTCAATCGGTTGTGGTTACACCAATGGTAGCCACTATGGCACGACCTATTGGGATGACATCGCAGAATCACTTGATACACTCATCATCAGAGGCAATCCCATTCATGCTCTGGACGTTCATCTGAACAAAGCGATGGTATATGTTGACGCACGTGACTGTCTATACAGCTATCGCGGATACAATCCATTGAACATCAACGAGGAGGAAGAAACTATTTACTTCACAAACGTACTAAACACCACCAATTATCCCAATGGCGCCAAGAGTAAATTAGGTAATTTGCGGCGAATACACGCCCATACTCTACCTGTATTCACAACTCTGCTCGTGCACGGCAACTATGATGCCAATTATTCGCTCAGCGGGGATGAGTATTCGCCCATCAAGGGATTGTATGATGTTTATTGCAATCACGACAGCGTGCTCATTGGCACAGCTTCACAGATGCCAGGCATCGTCGGGCTTGACGAGTGTATCGCACTAGATTTGCTCTATGTTAACAACGACCAAGAACTGAATGCGCTTGACTTGAGTAATAACGTTAACTTGGAATACCTCCATGCCTATAATGACCCTAAATTGGGCCCAGCACTAGGTGAGACAGGATTGGATCTGACTGCCAACGGGGCTCTCATTACCGCATGGGTGTCGAGCGACAATCTATTGCAATTGAACGTGACCAACTCGGCCGTTCTAGACACGCTCAAGTGCTACAACAACTATGACCTGACACAAGGCGGCACACTAAATCTTGCCAACAACAATGCACTACGCTATCTGGACCTGCACCAGTGTGCTGTGCGCGACCTTGGCAATGAGGGCAATGTGAGTGGCATGACCCAGCTAGTTTATTTTGACTGCACCAGCACCGAAGGTATTCCTGAAAAAATTGGAGAGACGGGCAAGAACACGCTCAGTGACCTAGTCTTTAATTCTAACAATATTGAGACCGTTAAAGCTGGTTACAATGACTTGTACTGCATCAAGGGCTTGGGTAAATCGACGCTAACAACACTGACATACCCATATAACCACATCAATGGTATTGACCTAAGCGGTAGCAATATCAGCACCTATGATGCTACACACAATGGCCGAGGTGTGGTTGAAGCTGAATTGTCGCAATGGCAAGGTGAAAGTGAATTATGCAATATGTATTACTTCCAGCTGGAAAAGAATGCTGGTGATGCGCTTGATGGCTCGGATAACTACTTTGGCTACAAAACTGTTCCCGACACGCTGACAACAGCTTTGGCGACCCCGAGCATTCGCGAATTGGAAGCTGATGGCTATGAAGAGGGCAAGTCAATTGAATGGGTAAAGAACTCTGCTGGTCCTTACACTCATCAAGCTAACACATCTTCGGCCTCACGCCGCATAGCATATGTAAGACCTGGCGATGCAATCGACGAGAGCAAAATCAATGGTTCAATTGCCGTGCTAGATCCTGATATTCATTGGGCATCTTATAAATATCTTGATGGTAGAACTGATGAGTCCACTTCAGAGTACTACATTGTTTGGGTAGCACCCGACAAGCCCACCAATGTTGAGGAAACTGTTGAAGAAGCTCTAGGCACAACCACTGTAGTCAGCGAGCGCTATTTCGACGCTAGTGGCATGGAACATAGTGAGCCTGTTGAGGGTGTGAATATCATTGTCCGTCAGATGAGTGATGGCACAACCCATACAGTCAAGATTTTGCGCTAAAAACGATACGCGGACGTACACGATTTAAAGAGTAATCATTTAAACTACTGCATGATGCGGGGGCAGACCACGATAATGGGTTTGCCCCTGCTCATGTTCGTCCAGTATGGGCACGTTTTAACGGGTGGAAGTCCCCAACACGCCCTAACAGCGGGAAGTGTACAGTTGAGGACATGGGTGTCCGCCGCGAGGCGGAATCTGAAGGAAGCCTAAGGCAAACATCTGGTCTGACGCACAGAAACTTGATACAAGGCTTTTGAGCATGAATGAGATTGCATAACAAGCCAAAGTCCAATAGCTGTTCGGAATGCTCATAGTAAATCAAGCAAACAGAAGGCGAAAGAGCGTGTCCCTTAACTGGGGAGGTCTCACGGGCGTGTGGACGTACAAACATCGGAAACACGGAGTAAAGCTTGGCGTGAGAAAACGCATGTGGGATACATAGGCCACGGTATTAAGTACCTAGGCTACAGCTTCCGAGTAATGAAAGGCAAATGCCATCTCGGTCTGCACTCCAAGACAAAGATGCGCCTAACCTCGAAGCTGAAAGAGTTGACTAGTCATAGTAATGGAATGGGATATGAGCAACGCAAGACGGCACTAACAAGGTACATACGCGGCTGGATGGAGTACTACAAGTTAGCAGACTGCAAGAACTTTCTGCAAGACACCGACCAATGGTATCGGCGCCGCCTGCGGATGCGCATCTGGAAGTGTTGGAAGAAAGTCAAGACGAGGTTCATGAATCTCATGAAATGTGGCATCAGTCGAAATCAAGCTTGGCAATGGACTAATACCCGAAAGGTATACTGGCGCATAGTCGACAGCTGGATATTATCACGAGTCATAAACAATGAGAAACTGAAAATCGCTGGTTATCCAAGCCTGATGGGTTATTACAACAAAGCTGTATGTACAATAAGAAACCGCTGTATGCGGACCCGCTTGTACGATGGTGTGTAATGCGAATGTTCGTATCAGGTGTGAGAGGTCGGTAAACACGAAAGTATGAGATAAGCACCACCAATGATTAGTGTTTACCTCCTACTCGATTGCTCACGCTTGGTTTTATCCTAAGATGGCGTTACATTCATTGGGATGAAGGTTGAGCCATGAGACTCAGCCCAGAGCGACATTTGGCTTTGTGCCTCTATGTATATCGTTGCCATATTTTTGCCATTGAATGAAATCTTTCTTGTAATACTTTCATCCTTTCTATCAATTCTGGAAAGTCTATGGTCTTGCCGTATATAAAGCTGTCCTTCATCTCATTGTAATCAGCCTGATAACTTGACATAAGTTTATTTGAAGGTACTATTGTGATATTTGACGGAAGTTCCTTGTCATAATCGACATATCCTACATGATAGAATTTCTTACGATGCTCAACTATTTTATGATAGAGATCCAGATCTGCAAGTGCTTTCTTTGCAAATTCGGTGTTCATTAACTTTTCCAAGTCATAAAAGTGTCGTGTCATTCGATGGGTGCGGGGGGCAGCTTTTTGATATTCCTCACATAACAAGAATGCCTTTTCCAAAAAGGTTCGTGTCGGATTGACAGTGCGAATAGCACATGTAATATCAGAGTCGATATCTTCATCTGGAAAATGTTGCCCAATAAGTGACGAGATAAGTCTCATTTCGTATGGTTCGTTCATTGAGAGAACGCTAATCTCTATTTTAACTGTAGGAATTGCATAAGCTGCCTGATTACTGTATAGAGACGGATACTGAATGTATAGTACAGAAGGATCTTTGTCGTGCGGAACGTCTGGAGTAACCTCGTTTTCCGCTTTAACGATTGCATCTATACCAAGATTGGATAGTTGCGCCTTTAATTCTTCCTTCAACTCTGAAAAGATATAGTCTTGCGCTTTCTCGCGAAGATTGTGAATCTGCGTGTTAGAACGGCACTCTGCACAAGTAAGTTTCTTTTCCATAAGAAAGAAATCTCTGTCTAATGCGAGGTCAATATCTTCACTGAATCTCTCAATGATACCCCAACCTTTACTTATACTAGTTCCACCTTTAAACAATAGGTATTCAGCAACGCTCGTGTGAAATAGCGCAAACAGCACAGCGGTGACCCACCAGTCTTTTTCCACGGCGGCTTCATCTATATTCAAGGAGGTTGCGACACCTTGAATCATCGCCTTCCTTTCATCGAGTGAAAAATCTATCCACTTGTTCATAGCTCTGTCAATTTATATTCTTTTTTATTAGGTTCCTAATCCAAATCGGTGCAAGAAGCAAGTCGTGCGAAATGGTTTCTACCTCTGGTATCGCCGTCAATAACTGATGAATGATTTTATTATCATCAGGAGTAATGTTTTTCTCACCTATGCTGCGCAAAGCTTGTACGAGTTCTGGCATAAGCTTGCCTTTGTATGCAAAGTTTTTTGGCGCACCATGCTTCAATGTGACAGTTCTGTTTCCCAATGTCAATTTCCGAGTGGAACCAGTAGTTAGGAACGTAGTGTTCATCGGCACCTGTGTCGAAAATCCCAATCGATTTTCGGCCGTAGTCCCTGTAGGAATGATCTTCGCCTTGTCTCTCTTTGCTATTTTGCTAACTATTTCGTATGCGGATGGATAGATGATGCCGAAACGAGTGTTTTTCGCCTTTATATACACCCCTTTGGCAATACGGTGAATAAGTCCTTCTTTTTCAAACTTAGCGAGTAACTTTGTTACATATTCAACATCATATTTAGGGAAAGAAGACACAAAAAACACCTCGCCGTACTTACTGCGAGTAATAGTGTTCTTAATCTTCTGCATTACAGTATTTTCTAAATTAACTTTAGCCATATTTTAGGTCGGAATAATTTAAGATTTTTCCGACTGTAAAATTACTGCAAATTCTTTAAAGTACCAAATGATATATGGAAAAATAGCACAATTTATAATGCTCTGCATGCTTGTGAATGAGTTCAGAAACCTGTATCCTTGTCGAGTTCATAAATCTGTTTTTTTAAGCTTGCTCACTCAAAATTACAGACTTTGGGGGCTGATTCGCAAGGGATGATCCCCTTTTTACTAATCCCTATTAACAGACACACTATTTGGGACAGTATCTCTTAGTGACTCTTATCATACAAGTCATCCCATAAAAATATCAAGGGGGGCTTCAGTATTCGACTTGAAATCCCCCTTGGAGAATTGGTAATAACACGCTTTACTCCACGGTGATGAGATAGATGTTGCCGTCAGGTGTCGAGAACACAATCTTGCTAGCGACAGGTGCAGGATGCGGATAGGTAGCAATCATGTCCGATGGCGTGAGCGTCTGTTGCTGACCATCAAGCGTTCGTGCCACGATGACACTGCTAGTGATAACCATACCATCATCGCTGTCATCCATACCGATAATGGTGGTATCGTTCCACCACTGTGGAGCAGTGATGTCACCCATACTCACCACGTTGCCACCATCCAGATCACATACAAACGCTCCTAATCCACTCGCATAATATAGCACGTGGGTAGCATCGGGTGATAGCGAAGCCCAGATGTAGTGATACTGCTCGCCATTGGGAGCTAATTGGCTGGTCTTGCCATTGCGAGTGACGTAAAGCTTGAGGTGGTGAGTGCTGACCATGGGAGTGTTAATAATAGTTGAGGTATCATCCTGCAACGTCTTGACACTAATCTGATTCTTGTAATCCACAATCTCAGCATCGCCTTGCAAGGCAAATCCCTGCATATCGCGTGATGGCTGTGACAGGGTCACGGCATTCTTGCCATTGGCATCAATGCTCTTGATTACCGTACGGCGCAACCTATCGCTACCGACAACCGTGTTGCGGTACAAGATGTGCTGTCCATCGTCACTGATGGAAATCCTGCTGCCCGCTCCTTCATCAGTGGTCAGTATGGTGGCACTTGACGTGCTGAGATCCCAGCGCACTAGTCCTCGATGAGTGTCAGAGGACAACAATACGTAGTCACCTTGTGGACTGATGGCTACCGCCTGAGTGATAGTATTCCCATCAACAGGCACGGGCACTTGCTGGATGGATGTCACGTTCATGATTTGTGCTTGAACAGCAACTGCTACTACTACAAGCAACATTGATATCATTGTTTTTTTCATATTTTTGTCGGTTATGTTGAAAAGTGATAATTGTAGTTAATTGGAATTCAACACCAAGCTAATAAGCAAGGTCACATCAGTAATGTCAAGCGTGTCGTTATCATCGATGTTACCGCAGATGTCACAGCAGTCCTTGACAGTGGCATTGTTGAGCACACGACTGATGAGCAAGGCCACATCGTTGATGTCTACGTTATTATCGTGATTCACATCTCCCTTGACGTAGCCATGCGAGTCTTCAATATGATGAGTGATTCTCCACACGGTAATGTGACCACCAGGATAATACTGATAGATGAGTGCCGTGGTGTCGCTTTCGACCTCGGCATTGAGCCAGTCACACTGGAACGAGTTGGCGTTGTCCGTTGCTGTAGCTGTGACACTCACTAGCGCGGTGTCAGCATTCATCTGTGCAACAGCAAATCCGTCCAAATAATTTTCAATAGTGGGATAAACCATTAATTCCTTGCCATCCCATACAAAGGGAAATACGCCATTGCAAGAACCCTTGTTGGGTAGATTGAACATTGTGCTAGCGAAGCTATCACCATCAACGGTTAGCTTCAACGGATTGGCACTGCGGGTCACATATAAAACCGCATCATCGCCATTGAGGTCAGTGTAGTGATTGAGAACAGTGCTGGACGTACCATTCACACCATTACAATTTATGGTGTAACTGTTGTCGGTGTCGATTGCACCACCGACAATGACAATGCGCACAATGTCGTTGCCACTATTGGCACCTGCCAGATACAGTTCACCATCGCTCATCAAGTCACCTTTGGGGAAACCTACAAAGTCGCACCGTCCCATACTGGTCACGTCATCGGGCAAGGCGTACTCAACACTCTCGCCCGTCGTAGGATTAATGACACGCAACAAAGCACTGCTATTGTCCCACGCATTGGCGAATGAAGCAAGACTCACGATGATGTTACCTGCCTCATCACGCGTGATGCCACAGTTATTGCCACCATCATAGGTGGTCATCGTCAACCCATTATCATCATACACATTGATAGACTGTGTACTCTTGTCGTTAATATAGAATTTGCCACCCATACCGAAACCTTGACGGTTGTCGGCAGCGGCAGGTACCTCAGTGAGTTCCCACACTTTCTCGATGCTATAACTATTATTTACTATAGTGTCCTTGCTGGTTGTGGTCTCAGGCTTGATGACTGTGAGTGCGGTTTTGGCTGGTGTTGTACTCTGGTTGTCATCGGTAGGGATAGAATAAATGCCCACATTGGCACCAGCACACACCAGATTGCCGCCCCAATCAAATGCCATCTGATAGATAGCCTTGGCACTAGTGCGTGCATCGGCAATGTAGCTAGTGCCAGTCGCCGTCAGCATTGGAATATTGCTATTCCAGGTGATACTATAAAATTGTAGCACACCGTCACCATCGTTGATAACTAGCACATCGTTGCTGTTGTTGATAGCAAAGCCAGACATCAGCGAGCCGCTGAGTGACGTGAGTGAGGAGCCCGAATTAAAGAGCACATTACCCTCATTGTCAACAAACACGAGCGAAGGTATCTCGGATGTGTTGTTGCCGCTACTGCGGTACTGTGCCACCCACACACCACGACCCTCGGGATCAGCAATGATGTTTCCGTTACCATTCTTTTGAAATTCACCGATATCCAGATAATTGCTGGGAGAATTATTCCAGGTGGTTAATAAACTACCATCGACTTGTCCAATGTTGTAAACGCCCACACCATTAACGTTTCCCGAAGCCCCACTGATGTCCTCATGATAGGCATACAGCTTGGTGCTAGCACCGCTACCTTCAACCCACACACTGGGTGTTGAGCCACCCACAGCATCACCATCATCACTATTGATAAGGCCCGTGCTGGTGTCACGCGTACCTACATAGAACTGCGAGAAAGTACCTTCCAGATTATCGGGATCAGCAATATAGATACCTGATGTGGCATCTGCCCAATCTGGAATGTAAATTTTGCCCACAGCATCAACACAGATGCGATAATTGTTACCCCACGTCTGCCCACCAGCATAAACGGTGCTATTGATAGGCTTGGCATTGACATCGCAAGCATATAAGCCATTGCCACTATTATTCTTGGCCACACGCTCGTTAACATAAATAGTGGCAAAGTGGTCACTCTCGGGGCTACGGTCAATAGCGACAGTAGCACGGGTATAGGTAGCATAGGTGTCGTTCAAACGCTTGATGCTCTTGATCGTGTCACCAATGACATTCACTGCCCAGTTCATCACTTGTCCCGCCTCGCCTGGCAACTGGTCGGCAGTGAGTGTGAAAGTGTTTTCTCCTTCGGTCACATCTGTAAGAGCTATGCGTCCCACTTCATTGCCACTTGTACTGTCGGTAAATACAAGATAGGCCTCACGAGCAGCAGTGTTGGCATTGAAAGTGAAAGAGTAACCACCCTCATCGGTTGCTGTACGGTCAAGAGCGTATGCAAATATACCCTTTACAGTCTGAGTGTTATCATCTCCACTCATATATAGCACCATGTATGTAGTCTCATTGGCGGTGACGGTATATGCACCCTGATTTGTCAAGTCAGTGAAGCCATCGGCAGAGACACTGATGGTATAGTCATTACCTGGTGCAAGGTTCTCAAACACAAAAATACCATTGTAATTGCCATCGGTGGTATAGCTATCAACCAACGTGCCGCCCTTGTATAATCTCACCACAGCACCATTGATGGGCGCATAAGCATCTATAGTGCCTGAACTGTAGGTGTATAGGTCATTTTCAAGACTATTGACGGCATCATGAACCGAACCCATGATGTAACCAGTGGCCTCCTGAGTAAGTGAAAAATAATCACAAATGCCACGTGCATAGCGCACACCCTCCTGACCACAATAGTCTTTGTTGAGCGCACGGTGGCGAGCTGGCTGATAGGTATGGAAATACCCTTCGACCAAGAAACCTGGCACCGAATGTTTAAGGGCACCCAAATAGCCATAGTAAGAATTACCAGCGCTGTTGGACGAGGTGCTGCCACTACCATAGAATGTGACATCACCCTTGATATAGGTGTTCGTTTTACTAAATAGGCTCTGTGGGTCTAGCTCGTCCATCCAGTGACGTGGCCAGCTAGCCTGACACATCGCCTTGCTACCACTGGCACTCTCGCTGGCGTCGGTGCCACGATACAGATACAATGGATAGTTAGACGTTGAGCCATCATTTGTCGCATTGGAGTGAATAGAGATGAACATGTCATAATCGCCCTCATCGGCCTCGCCAGCGATGACGCTCAACTTCTTGCTGTAAGCACCATAAGTATTGCCATCATAGGGATAAGGGCCATTGGCGGTGCGAGACATGGTGATATTGTCGCTTGACACGCCCATGTTGATGAGGGTCTCGCGCAACTTGAGACCTTTCCACAGATTGGTGTTGCTCTCATAGAAACCACACGTGTCAGGGCGACCTGTAGAGCTCAATAGCGGATAGGAAATGGTGGCCAATGGACGGTCGTTAGGGCCCCAGCCTCCGTGCCCAGGATTGATGTAGATGCGCACGTCATCAGCATCAACAGCGAGCATCCCCATCGATGTGCTTAGGGCCAGGATAAAGAATAGTAGTTTTTTTTTCATTTTGGTCATTATTGGAGGTTTAATTCTCATTATCTTGACAAAGGTAGTGGCAACTTGGTACACTGTTAGCATCAAAGTGCCGCTGCATGGCCTTTAGTCCATCTGCCTTATATTTTCCCAAAAGCCCTTGCACCGCCAATGGGCGGTAAGGGCTATTCGAGAACTTGAATTTTGGTGTAGAAGATGTCTCTCAGGTTGTGAGAGATGATGTGCCAGCAATCTACTTATAGTGGAGCAATATTACTACATTTTTTGGGAAATATCCAATGATTTTCAATATTTTAATTAAAGACCGCTTTTTCTCTTACAATTCGTGATTTTTTCTCCACAAAATATTTCACTTCTTGTTATCCTCATCGATGAAACACCTATCAACAGGTGCATCAACTGAATGGTGTCACGATAAATATAGCTGGGTTATACTTTTTCCTTAGCCCAGATACAGTTTATTTGACGACCTCTTTTTGAACTATTTTATTCAGCGTTTATCGATGTTGATTTCCATCATGTGCGCAAAATGGTGAGTAATTTTGGATAAAATTATTTAGATAAAAACCACATGGCAACATTAAGAATTTACAATGAAATCGCTGACGAGGATTGCAAACTATTCTTACAATCCACGACAGGAGCGAGCAGTGTTAGTTACAAAGACATCTCGGAGTTTATTGCAGGGATAAATGATGATGATAAGGCTATCGATATTCGTTTGCACTGCCCTGGCGGCAGCTGTATTGAGGGATGGGCTATGTACGATGCGCTCAGGCGTTCTGGAAAGGAGATTCATGCCGTTGTTGAGGGGGAGTGTTCATCTATGGCAACGATCATCCTGCTCGCTGCACCTTACGAATGCCGAGCAGCCTATAAGAATGCCCACATTTGCATCCATAACCCAGCCATTGAAAGCCTTAATCTTGATATGTACCAACGCTTGACGGCAGATAAACTGGAATTGACGGCCCAAGAGATTATGAACCAATCGAAAGCATTACGTCAAGAGCAGGAAAAAATCTTGGACTTATANGTTGAGCGTACTGGNGCCAGCCGAAAGGTGTTNCAGGAGCTCATGCGCAAGGAGTCCCTCATGGATGCAGACAAAGCGCAGGAGCTAGGATTCATTTCNCAAATCCTCGTTCCTACGACCGCAAAAAGAGAAAATAACAGCTCTACTAACTTTAATTTTCATAACATGGTAAAACAAGAAAAGAAAATCGTCGTTAAGGAAGGTCTTTTTTCGAGGCTTCTCGCTAAAGCTGGTCTTGCCCGAATTGAAGACCTAAAGATTATTGATCAAATCGTCACGGCTGCTGACGGGAGGGAACTGACCGTTGAGCGTGAATTTGGCGACCCGCAAGTCGGTGATATCGCATATCCCGATGGGAGCTATGTGCTGACCGATGGAACGACCGTCCAAGTCGAGAACCGCTGCATCACAAATATCTTGCCTCCCTTGCCTATCACGCCTTTGCAGCAAGAGGTTGAGGAACAAGCTACTTTGAAGGCTGACTTGGACAATGCGAAAGACACGACAGAAGAGGAATACGAAGCACAGATTGATGAGCTTCGTAATAAAATTGCCTCTCAGTACGAAGCACAGATCTCTCAACAGAAAGACCAGATTGAGAAGCTGAACCAAACGATCGCATCACTTCAGCAAACCATCACTGAGCTGCAGCAGGGCGCAGTGTCTGAGACGGACAAAGAGATCTTGAACCGCGTCAATCAAGTAGGTGGAAAAGCATGGCTTGATCAGGTGCTTTCTATGCACTCCACATTCAACGTCAACAATCGCAAGTTTGTTGACCACACCCATCCTACCGATTATCAGAATGAATCCAAGACACAGCAGGCTATCCGTAAGCAACGCGAAAATGCACAAGCCAAACGTGCTAAAAGGGACTAAAAAGAACTCATTAATTTTTAATAGCGAATTATGATTAATTGGAATGAATTTACTGTTAGCAACCACGCCATCAGCGATTTGCGTGAATTGCTCTTTTTATCCGTTTTCAATGATCCCGATATCGACCTTACGGTCACCACAAAAACGGGTGTCAAGAACGGAGGGAAGCTGGGCCTTATCGACTCTCTTGGCGATGTAGGTCTCAACCATCGCGGCTGTAGCCCCGACTACTCATCTGTTGAAATCACTGGTATTGAGAAAGAATGGGCTCTGGGTGCCTGGGAGATCGCCAAGCACATCTGCTATACGGAACTAGAAGATACGATTGCAGAAGATTCCCTGAACACGGGTACCGAACGCGCATACCTAGAAGATACCCCATACTGGGACATCGTACTTATGCCACTGCTACAAAAAGCTATCAAGGAAATGTTTTGGCGTATTGTATGGTTCGGTGATGTTGACGCCTCCAATATCTCAGACGGTGGGTCGATTACCGATGGAGTCAATTTGAGCTTGTTTAATATGTGTGACGGCCTTTGGAAACGCATATTGACCATCATTGCCGCCAACCCATCACAACAGACCGTCATTGCCGCCAACTCCGAATCAACAACCACTGCGCAAAAAGCTGCTATTCGTACTTCTGGCGTCGCTGTTGGCATTTTTGATGACCTGCTTTCCGATGCTGATTCACGCATCTTCGACAAACCTGATGCTTGCATCCTCACAACGAATTTTCTTTACAAGGCGCTACGCAATGACCTAGTAGATAAGTACGGCAAGTACTCCATGCCTCTAGAACAACTTGCTGCAGGTATTCAGCTGTCACAATATGATGGGGTTAAGATTCTTGTACTAGACATCTGGGATCGTCTGATCAAGAAATTTGAGAGCAATGGGACAAAGTTGAACTGCCCGCATCGCGCTATCGTATGCTCCCCTAGCAACTTGTTTGTTGGCACCAACGACAAAGATAAGATCGCCTCGCTGCGCGTGACCTTCAACGATGAGACTAACTACAATAACATTTACGCTGCTTCAATGATCGGCACCCTCATTGGTGAGGATGACCTCGTGCAAGTGGCTATCTAAGTGATTTCCTATGGCTGAAGCATGTGATTATAAATTGGCGGCCAATCTAGCTGTTGACTGTGATGTTAAGGCTGTACGTGGCATCAAGAACTCTGGTGTCATCATTAACTATGAAGACATCGATTTCGAGAACACCGTCTTCGACAGCGATAATCCGAATATTATCACGTCGCTAGTTCTACTATCTGGAAAATCGGCATACTCGATTTACGTCCCTGGCAAAACACCTTATACTGGGACAAAAAAGAGTATGGTGGCTGGGACTTATCGAAATAAGTTTAACAAAGACGTATCGATCATTTTGTTCGACAATGGCCCAGGCGTAGTCCATCATATCATTAACCAATTAGCGAATGGTACTTTTGTCGTCATTCTCGAAAACAAATTTGGTGGGAGTGATAAGAAAAACTATTTCGAGGTTTATGGTATTGAAGCGGGTTTGACGGCTACGGCACTTGACGATGACAAATATTCGGAAGATACCGATGGTGGCTGGCTCATCAATCTTCAAGAGACCAATGCGCCATCAGCAGGTATCTACTACTACAACGAAAGCCTAACGGCTACACGAGAGGCCATCGAAGCACTCGTAGCTGAATGATATGAGTGACTACGAGAAAACATTGGACTTGTTAACCGAGATGAGGAGCCGTTTCGATAGCGGCTTCTCATCGGATGACAAGAAGCTCTTAAACAGTTTGCACCGATTGTTCTATGGTAAAAATGTCACCAACACAGGCTGTAACAACTGTTATAGAGACGCCTTTTTATTGATTTATTCCAAACTAAAAAAAACAGGTAATATGCCAAAAATTAGCGAATATAGGCTCAAGGCTGGTGCTGTAATCCACCCTATGGGCACCTCCAAGTTCTATGCCAACCAACTTCCTTCTAACGATATTGCGGAAGCGTATTTGAGCTTGCATCCCGAGAAGATTTCCTTATTCTCCGAATATCCTAATGACTGGAGGAATCGTGTCGAACAATACAAGCTACGCGCTGAGAATCAGCAGAGTGACGCTGAGGAACCGTCTCCAGGGGATTTGTTACAGGAGCTTGAAAACTTGAAAAAAGAAAACCTGGCACTCAAGGAACGCCTAAGAAAGTATGAGGGCGAGGAGGTAGGAGCGGTAGCCGACCCTGCTGCGGAGGCGGAAGCTCCTGCTGCTGATGCGGCCATTGTGGAGACGTCGGCTGAAATGGCAGATAAGCCAGTGGATACAGTGGAAATCCCTACTGATGAAGTCCCCACAGATGAAGTCAAGGCCACTAAAAAGACAAAATCCAAGAAGTGATTTAACCAGTGCAATTAGATGAATGCCAATAATGTCAGAAAGCCACCCAAAAGGTTTAGCGTATCTTATCTAAGCACACTGAACATTCAATCTTATGGTCGTGACAACCTATATCCACAAAGGATGTACGACCTCATCCTGAATAGCCCTACTGGCGGCACCTGCTGTGATAGGTACAGAACGTTTATCGAGGGCAATGGATTGAAAGATACTGTGTTTGCTGACTATGTTTGTAACCGTGCTGGCGATACGATTGATGACATTCATCACTTAATTGCGCAGGATATGGCATTGTTCCACGGTTTTGCGCTCCATGTTAATTACAATATGGCGTGTAAAATCGTGGAATTGCAACATATCCATTTTCAGGACTGCCGCTTGGAAGAAGAGGTCGAGAGTGGGCAGGTAACGTTTATCAAAGTCCATCCTGATTGGAGTGGGCATAAGACGCAACGAGGAAAACGTATTCCTGTCGATGCGGCACATGTCATGTCATTCTATCCTTTCAATCCTCGCCGTGAGGTGGTCTTGGCGCAGATAGAAAAATCTGGAGGGATTGATAAATATTGTGGGCAGGTCTTATGGTTCTCTATGGATGGCCGCTTCGTTTATCCTAAACCGATTTACGATAAAGTGGTTACGAACCTATCAACAGATGAAGGACTTGACAACGTGAAATACCGAAACACGAGGAATAATTTCTTAGTGGCAGGGATGCTTGTCCACAAAAAAGCAACAACCATCGCGATTGACGATGACGGGAGACCTTTTGAAAGGCCCGATGAAAGTTACGAGTTCTCTAAAAATCTCGACGTCTTTCAGGGCGATATGAACTGTTGTTCATTAATGGATGTGACGATCAACTCAGACGAGGACAAACCTGAGTTTCTGAAATTTGAAGGGGAGAATTTCGACGCCAAATTTTCTTGTACCGAGAATAGCGTTACGGAAAGGATATACTCCGCTTTTGGTCAAGAACCGTGGTATTGCATCCGTATTGGAAAGCTGGGCTTCAGTGGGACCGTGCTGGCGGAAGCCTACGAATATTATAATTCGTATGTGAGCTCCGAGCGAAGAGCAATAGCTAGGTCTCTGAAAAAAATCTTTGAGCATTGGTTTGAGGCAGCAAACCAATCTGGTGACTACACGATACAACCTTTAATTTACGAAAATAATACCCAAAATGGACCATCTCATCGAGCCATCTGAATTGTTGAGCCTAGGCAGGCCTATCGGCAAGAGCGTTGGCACAGATAAATTACTCGCATATATCACCGAAACGGAGCAGTTGTATATTAAACCTGCACTGGGTGACACGCTGCTATTGGATATCCTTGAAAATGGAGACACCAGAGAGGATTACAGACTACTTTTAAATGGTGGTGCTTATAGCGATGACTGCGGGAACACCTACACCTTTATGGGCTTAAAAGTGACAGTTGCGTACTATGTGTATGCACAGAATATCATGTCTGGGGACTTTAATAGTACACGCTATGGCATGGTGCTCAAAGATGGTGAGTACTCCTCTCGGCTGTCCTCCAAGGAACGTTCAGACCATTATAACAATACGCTCGAGGTGGCCCACCAATATTTAAAAGATTGCATCGCTTACTGTAAAAGAAAAGGCATCCTGAAATGTAAGAAAAATACGGTCTTATCAACAGGCGGCCTCACCATTCGTAAAATAGGATAACTTAGCGTACTATGGCACTCTCCAATAAACAATCCCTCCTCGCGGAAGCTGCACTGATTCGTCATGCCGATTCAGAAGGCTTTAACACCGCTGAACGGGTAGGTAAAATGTTTGTGGACATCATCAATGCAATCAGTGATGCGATGGATGATGTGGCATCCGACCTATCTAATTACGCGACGAAGGCACAGCTCAAAGACCTGCTATCCTTGGCCGATGCGATGACCCACTTCCCTACGCGTGATGAAGTCTCCTCGGAGCTCGTTGAGCTTCGTCGCCTCATCTCGCAGATCAACAAAGTCGCTGTGGTAGATGGCGTGCTGTATATCACTGAGGGCAAG